TTTTCAAATTTTATTCATAGCTTTAACAGCACCAGTCATATTACCCTTTTTATAACGAGGATCAGATGCAATGCCGATTGCCTGTTTAACATGTTTAGGATCATATGCTTCATATTGAACATCATCTCTTAAATCTTTATCAGCGCCGTGATAAGTACCTTTACCCTTTGTGATATAAGAATTGACTCTTGCCATTCCCCACTGTTGTGGTGTAGTCCCTGGTCTATGACCTGTTCTCCAAGCTGCCATGCCTCTGTTGTATACCTTTTTTAATGTGCCGTAAGATATACCGGACTTAGCTGCTTTTTTCTTTAAACCTTCGTTCTCTAATAACTCATCGAAAGCTTGTTCATAAGTTGAAAATTTAAGCATCTGCTTTACTCCTGTTTTTAATTTTTCTTACTTTAGCGCGGTCCAACATTCGAGCATGTTTCATTTTATCGACCATCTTTTCGCGTTCTATTTTTTTCTTTGCTATTTCCACAGCATCTTCACCATACATTCTTTTATACTTTAATGTGTGTTTACTTGGTTTTGTTTTTGCAGTAGCATCGCCTGGAGCCTTTTTATAAGCTGCAGGGTTATCATCATCGTATTTAGAATACTTTTTAAAATGTGCAAGTCTTTTCTTCTTAGTAGATTTAGTAAGTCCACCATAGTAAGGTGCTGGTTGTGTTCCCGGTGCTTTCTTAACATCGGGATCTTGCCTGACTTTTTGGTTTCCTTCTTTTTTCTTTTCCACTAGTTCAATGTCTGTCAACCATTTTCTATACATCTTACCTGCGGATTCTACAATGACATAATTAGTTCCAAGACTGGTAACACTACCGAGTTCGTCACTGCCCACAATTGCAACACGATCACCAATATTATACAAAGTTCCTTTAACATATGCCTCTCTTTTCTCAGAGACAGGCTCGAAATGTAACTTATTAAAATACTCTTTTTGTTCTTTGAGTCCCATACCTTTTCTTACTTCATTATATACTTTCTTTGCGTCTGAATTTGATACATTCCGTGGCAGCCCCTGTGAGAATTGTGTGAAGTCTCCTTCATTTGCGAGTGATCTCATCTTAGATGCTGACATTCCACTAACATCGTCTGCATCGGGGTCTCTGTCTCCGGCTGAAATTACGTTGATTTTATTGAAATTATAAAGACCATGTCGGCCTTTAGTTCCATTATATTTTTTTAATAGTGTGTTGAATTCATTTACTCTGTCTGATCCAACAACCATTGTAATATTTTTAAATCCGTCATTATAAATTTCAGTGACTGCGTCAAAAACATTTTTAACTTTCTTATTAAGCATTACACTTCTTGCATGCTTAGGAAAGAACTTACGAACAGTCTTAACTTTATATTTAAAATCCAATGGATTTTTCTTTTTATCTGTTGATTGAGATAAGTAAACCCTATAAGGATTCTTACCAGATTTTTTTGACAACTCATTCATTAATTTTTCATGACCAGTTGTAGGAGGGTTCATACGACCGAACGTAAAGAATACGGTCTTTTCTTCCTCTATCAAATAATTTTTAAATGAACTTATCATTAACCTTTCTTTCTTTGTAATTCTTTTTTACGTACGTCTTTAAATAGCTTCTTAGCTATTCTTTTAATTCTTTGTTGTAAAGCTGGTTTTTCAAGTCTCTTTTCAATTTCTTGTTTTCTTGCAAATGTAAGTTCACCTTTCGGTATACCACGTGTCAACTTCTTTGCAATTTGTTGTCTCGCTTGTCGTAACGCTCTTTTCTCGATAGTCTGTTTATTAGCCATCTTTTTCATAGCACGTTTTCTACCAATGGCAATACGAGATTTCATGCGTTTCATAAGTCGAGAACGTTTCATTCTTTGTGCTAAGTTTAAAGCTTCATCTGTTTTTTTCTTACTAGTTAATTTATTAACGACTGCATTAGTAGCTGCAGTTCTAGCTAAAGCACCAATAGCTGGTGCAATTTCTTTTCTTAAATTCTTAGTTTTACTTTTGTCAGTGACAACATGAGGTTTGCCGTTGATGTGCACTACAGCTTCACCTTCTTTATTTACGTTACCGTCCCATGTTCCAGCAGCATGTGCTTTACGAGCTGCTTTAACTTTTGGATGATTATCTATATTTATTGATTCTTTTTTAATAACTTCTTTGTCAGTCTTTACCATTCTGACACCAACCTTTCCATCTGGCTTAACATATTTCTCTGGCTTTCTGTCAGCACTTTGCACAGAAGCATTCATAGCTTTTTTATAGTCGGATGTATAAGGTGCGTTGACCTTATTGACTTTCATTCTCATATATTTGGAAGTACCTTTTGGACCTTTCACAGGTATCTTAAGGTTCGGAAGATCTTTATCTTTCTTCATAGAAAGTTCAGAAAACGATTTGAGTGGGGCCATTAATTCCTCCCTGGTTTATCCCATCCTTTTATAATTTCTGGTGAAAAGTTGGCGTATGAAAATTCCATACGGTCAACGATTTTCACTGCATCACCACCAAGTTTGTCAATAGCGACATACCCTTCCTGACCAGTTACCTTATACCCATCACGAGTCTTTAAAAAGGTTTGCGCGCTATTTAACTTATTAAGTATATTTATAATTTTTAGTTTTGCTAGAACTATAGATTTTTGTAATTCAAACATCATTTGCAAACTTATTTTGTTTTGAGATGAAAAAAATTTCAATATATCGTCTAATTTTTTTTGTTGAACAGATTTACCCTTTTCAGTTGTTCTCTTGTCTATTTCTTTTTGATATTTCTGTTTAATATAATTTATAAGCTTGTCAACATGAGTTTTAGTATTACCAATGACTTCACCTCTTCGTACAAATGTGTTATTAAATGTTTCAATGAGTTGAGCAAGGCTTTGATTATTTTCAAGAGTGCGTAATGTAGTTCCTGAGATTTTATTGAATATTCTTCCAGCATTACTGAGATGTGCATTTACCTCTGCTGTATCTTTTTTAGTCATAGTAAATTGAGTCATATCTCTCAGCATTGCGTCTTGTGACCAAACATTTTTAGTATCACGAAACTTACTTGTATCTACACCGTATGATGCTTTCATAGTTTCAAATGATTTTCCTGTATATGTGGTATGCCAAACGATTCCAATCTTCGCAGACTTAACTTTCTTCGCAGCTTCGGTTCTACTTGGAATAGCATATACAATTGTATTAGGGTGGAAGGTAACATAAGGTTTACCTTTAATTTTTTTTGTCTTAACATCGCTTGAATCAAATAAGAAGTCACCTTGAACAACTCCTTTGATACCGAGCTCTGGTAAATACTTTAATGCGGCTTTTAATTTTGTACTAAGATCACCGCTAGTATCAGCATCAACGTCAGCATCAGTCTTGTATACCTTTGGAGATTTGTTGAATATCCCTTTCTTAGCAACAAAAAATTTACCATCACGAGGATCGATACCGCAAAAAATAGCTGGAGCTCCATCCCATTTGACACTGACATTTCCATCTTTAACTCCTGCTACCATATCACGCAATGATCTTAAAGCAAGTATTGCTTGACGTGTTCCATCGACTCCACCATAGAGAACTTTGTCCTCAATGTGAGTCATATGAGTATTTTTTTGTTCTGATATAAATTCTTTAAAATTAAACATTTTATATATCCTTAAGGAACGATTTAAACTTTGGAGTTAAGAAGGCTGTAACTGATGGTTGTGATGTCCAAGTTCCTGATCCTTTATATCTCATTGCAATATCTATTGCCGGCATCTTTCCAATCGATAATTGCATTCCTAAAACTGCTGCGCCTCCTGTGAAAGATTGCCTATCTACTTTTATCTTTGGTTTTTCCTTTTTAAGAAGTTCGGCGACTTTTATTGAAACTGTATCGACTGGTATGACATCAGCCTTTTCAATTACAGGTCCATTCTTCAAATATCTACCAACACCTGTTATTAAAACAAAATTAAAATTAAAGTTTGTTAATTCTTTTAAATCTGTTTTTAAAACTAGTTGCATTATTTTTTGTGCAATAGTGTCTTGTTCTTTTTCAAACATGTCACCTATTCTACCAAATATACTATCACTACCTTTTAATTGATCGTTAAAAAATTTATTAGGTAATCCAGAAACGAGCTGCTTCCAGGTTGGTCGTCTTGAATTGCGATCAGCATTTGCTTTTTTCTGTGAACCAGTTGGAACTAGTCCTTGAGCCTCAGCGTTT